AACATTAAGTTTGACTTACATTGGCTACAAAGATATGGTATAGACTTTAAAAGCAAACGCATATGGGATTGTCAGTTAGTAGAGTTCATGTTACGGAATCAATCTAATGCTTATCCAAGTCTCAATGGTGTTGCAGAATACTATGACTTGGGTACTAAACTAGATGAGGTTAAGGAGAACTACTGGAAGAATGGTATCGATACAAATAAGATACCACTTAATATTCTAACAGAGTATCTTAACCAAGATGTAGACTTAACATATAAAGTATATGAGAAACAAGTAGAAGAACTAGAACTACCTGAACATGTAAACAAGAAACGATTAATTAGTTTACATAACCAAGACTTACTTGTACTACAAGACATAGAGTATAATGGATTACAGTATGAGTATCAACATTCAATAACATTAGGAGATGAATTAGATGAACAGATATCGAAGCTCGACAGAAAACTTTATCAGTATCATAACTTTGAGCATTTTAACCCCAGTAGTAATGTTCATTTATCTTGTTTACTTTACGGTGGGACTATTCCATACCGTGTTCAAGAAGTTGCTGGAGTATACAAAGGTGGTGCTAGACAAGGCGAAGTCAAGCATAAGTGGGTTGATAAAGAATTTAGATTAAACAAACTCTTTGACCCTCTACCTAATACGGAGCTTAAACGAGAAGGTCAATACAAAACTAATGACGATACATTACAAAGATTACAAGGAGATGAAGAAGCTATGAAAGTTCTTCAGATACTCTTAACTAGAGCTACGCTAGAGAAGAGACGAGGTACATATTACATAGGTGTACCTGCCTTATCAGACACTATGGGTTGGACTAATAACTTATTACATGGACAACTCAATCAGTGTGTAGCAAAAACAGGTAGGCTATCTAGTAGCAAACCTAATTTACAAAACTTTGATAGTGAAATTAAATCACTATTCACAACGAGGTATACATAATGAGTGTAGATGGACAGCAACATGATATGAATGAGCAACAGCATATGGAAGAAGGACATCATTATCACACAGCAAATGAGTTCAGTGATATGATTCTATCTCTTGGACCTAATGCAGTACTAGGTCTACTCAAACCAGAGGCTAGAGCAGAGTTAAGAAAGAGTATTATTATACAATACAACCACAGATTAGTGGAAACAACAGGACTATAATATGTTATTAAATGCAGATGTACAAGCTCTTGAATGGGTATGTGCTGCTTACTTATCTCAGGATAAGACTGCTATCTCTGAGATACTAAACAAAGTAGACCAGCATACTGATAACCAAAAGAGATTTAATCTACCTACTAGATTAATAGCTAAGACCTTTGTCTTTAGATTAATCTATGGTGGTAGTGCTTACAGTTACGGTATGGATAATAACTTTAAAGACATTGGTAATGAACACTATTGGCAGAAGGTTATAGACCAGTTCTATGATAAATATACTGGACTTAAAACATGGCACAAAGAGCTAGAAGATACTGTTAAGCAACAGATGTATCTAGAAATGCCTACTGGCAGAAGATATTATTATCAACCTGAGTTTAACTCACAAGGTAAACCTAGACTACCACGAACAAGGATACTTAACTATCCTGTTCAAGGTCTAGGTGCAGACCTAATGAGTATAGCTAGAGTATCATTAGCTAATAGACTCAAGGAAAAGAATTCTCTTAAGCTAGTCAACACAGTACATGATAGTATTATGATTGACTATGATGAGAGAGTACATGACACTGATGAACTTATCAGTGTTGTAACAAGTGCATTCGAGGATGTACCTAAGAACTTTGATAAACTATTTGGTAAGGAGTTTAACTTACCAATACGAGTTGATGTTCAAGTAGGTACTAACTGGGGTGAATTAAACTAACCATAAGGAGACTTATATGCAAATAGAAGTAATTGATGTTGGAACTGTTAACTCTCATTCTGCAAAGAATGGACGACAGTATCAATCAGTAGAAGTAACTTATAAAAATGAAGCTGGACAAGCTGGTAACAAAAAGCTTATGTCTTTCTCCCATCCTGATGTATTTAAAACTGCACAGACTTGGACAAAGGGTGACAAAGTAAACATTGATTCTGTTAAAGATGACAATGGATACTGGCAGTGGACTAAAGTTTTAGGAGCTGGAGAAGCACCTAGTGCTAGTGCACCTAAAGCTAGTTCATCAAGCCCTGCTGCAAGGGGTAATTCATTTCCTACAGCAGACGAAAGAGCTCAGACTCAAGTCTATATCATTAGGCAATCTAGTCTGACTAATGCTAATGCAACATTAGCAACCACAGGTAAACCTGTAACCCAGGATAAAGTAGTGGAGTTGGCTCAGGTCTATGAACGCTATGTACTGGGATTAGGTGCACCACCTCAAGCTATCAAGGAACCATCAAGTATAGCCGAGATGGCATCGGATATACCCTTCTAAATGATAGCTCTCATCGACATGGACTTGGTACTATTTCGCTCTGCGATTAGTGCCGAGAACGATGGGTTTGGTATAGCTAAGTATAGAGCTGAACAATTACTGGAAGGTCTTATGAAGAAGACTGACGCTATTGACTTTAGAGGTTTTATATCTTCTAAGACTAACTTCCGTAAGACAGTGATGCCTAGCTACAAAGCTAATCGTACTGCACCAAAGCCTATTCATCTTAAAGATTTGCAGGAGTATGCTCTCAAGCATATGGATGCAGAAATGTCTAGAGATGATTTAGAAGCTGATGATGAACTTGCTATCCATCAAGATGAGAATACTGTAATTGTTACACTGGATAAGGATTTACTTCAAGTACCTGGTAAACACTTTAGTTGGGAAATCTCTGGTAAGAACTGGAAGAGACCTGACAAATGGTTTGACCAGACAGAACTTGAAGGCATGAGATTATTCTTTGTGCAATGTATAATGGGTGATACTACAGACAACATACCTGGAATTAAGAACTACGGTAAGGTGAAAGCTACCAAGTTATTAGGAGGTTGTTCGACAGAACAAGAGATGTTTGATGTAGTTCACCAATTGTATTCTGATGACGAAGAGTTTATTCGCAACGCTAGTTGCGTATGGATGAAGCGTTCAATTGATGATGTATGGAGGGATAGATTTGATAAATTTCAAGAGTCAGTTGGAAAGGAATGCTTGGAAGATACTCAAGAAACATTGGAGCCAAGTTAAATATGAACCAGATGTTATACAGTTTATTCAACCAGAGAAGGTTCGTAAGTATTGTCCTGATTTCAAGATAGGACGGAATGTTTACCTTGAAGCTAAAGGTAAGTTAGACATAGCAACAAGACAAAAGATGGTGAACTTTAAAGCATCTAATCCTGATGTAAGGATTATATTCTTATTCATGAACCCATCTAATAAAATAACCAAACGCAGTAAAACAACCTATGGAGTATGGGCAGACAAGGAAGGTTTTGAATGGCTAGACTTTAGGTTGAACTGGGTTAAACATTTAAAGGAGATGTTGAATGGAAATTAAAAACTTGAAAGAGAACAATGATGGGAGTATGGACTTTGATTTCAAAGTTGATGCTGTTGAGTCAGAGTTCTTATTAGCATTTGCTATCAAAGCTCTTATCAGAGAAGGTGTAATCAAGACTGGACAAGAAGAGTTTGATTTGCAGGAAATGCAAAACTTTAACGGAGGAAATTTAGACTCATGAAACAACACCTCGTAATCGGTGATGTACAATTCAAACCAGGAATTAATGATAATTACTTATCTTGGATTGGAAAGTACATTGTTGACAAAAGACCTGATGTTATAATCTGTATTGGCGACTTCGCTGATATGGAAAGCTTATCTAGTTATGACATTGGTAAGAAAGCTTTTGAAGGTAGAACATACCAACGAGACATTAAGGCAGCGAAGGAGGGGATGGCAACCCTTCTAGCACCTTTACATGCTCTCAATAAGAAGCTTACTAAAAAGAAACTTAAGAAGTACAAACCTAAAATGATACTGACATTAGGTAACCATGAAGCTAGAATTAATACTGCTATTGAGTATGATAGAAAGCTAGAAGGTCTTATCAGTATGGACGACTTAGGTTATGAAGAAGCTGGTTGGGATGTGATACCTTTCCTAGAAGTTAAAGCTATTGATGGAGTTGCATACTGTCATTACTTTGCCTCTGGTATAATGGGTAGACCTGTTACTTCAGCTAGAGCTTTACTCTCCAAGAAACATATGTCTTGTGTAGCAGGACACCAACAAGGTAGAGATATAGCATATGGCAAGAAAGCAGATGGTACAGAGATGACTGCTATTATCAATGGTGCATCTTACATGCATGATGAAGGTTATCTAAACCATCAAACAAATAATCATTGGAGAGGTATCTATGTTCTTAACAATGTAGTAGACGGAGCATTTGATGAGATTGCAGTACCAATGCATTACCTTAAATCCAAATACCAAAGGAGAAAATAAGATGACAATAATGGATGACAGTTGGGATAGTCCGTTGACTGCTCAAGTAGCAGGAGACCACTATAAGAATTTAGCTATACAACCTGTAGAGTATATAACAGCAAACAATCTATCTTACTTACAAGGTTCAGTTATTAAATACACTACTAGATATAAGAGTAAAGGTGGAGTAGAAGATTTAAAGAAAGCTATTCACTTCTTACAAATGATGATACATGAAGAGGAGAATAAGATATGAGCCCTATCAGAAGTTTACTGACTGTGGTAATGGTTCTAATTATTTGTTTTATGTTTGTTAGAACAGTTAAAGCAGATACAGTTAAAGTTGGAGAAGGACCATTTGTTATGGCAGTTAGTTATACGGAGAGTTATGATGACCTACAGTATGTGGCTAACTTTATGTCCTGTGCTTTGGCACAAGTTTACTATGACCAGAATTGTAATAAAGCATTTATAATGATGTGTCAATTAGAGGACCACTTATATATGCCATTAAATCATGACACCACTAATGAGTTTAGTTCATTTGATTTTGAAATAGATACTAATCAATCCTGTGGATTTGTTAAAACACAAGAAGGTTATTCAACCTTTGTTGAGGAGAAATGATATATGGTCGGTCATAATATAATACCACTCGACGAAATTTTAGAGCACCTAAAAAAAATAGATGAAGTAGATTTGATAGATTTATTAGGTCTAACATCTGAGGAAATAGTAGAATATGTGCAAGACCATATTGAACAAGATATGGAAAAGTATTCTAAATATATAAACGATAACATAGAGGAAGAATATTAATGGAAACAAAACTACCTTCGGTATACCAAGATGTCATTGCATTATCTCGTTACGCAAGATATCTACCAAATGAAAATAGACGAGAAACTTGGGAAGAAACTGTAGATAGAATGGTTAATTATTTACAGAGCAAAAACAAAGGATTAACCAAAGAGTTTAAAGAAATTCGTGAGGCAGTTCTTAACTTAGACATCATGCCTTCAATGAGATTAATGATGAGTGCTGGTGAAGCTTGTGAAAGAGATAACATCGCAGCATATAATTGTTCTTATCTTGCCATGAATAATAAACGAGCTTTTAGTGAAGCTCTATACATTCTAATGAACGGAACAGGAGTTGGATTTAGTTGTGAAAGACAAGAGATTAGTAAATTACCTGCAATACCAGAAGATATTAGCAAGTGTGCTGATACTATTGTTGTTGGCGACAGCAAACTTGGCTGGGCGAAGTCGTTTAAGAAACTACTATCTAGTCTTTGGGAAGGAGACATACCTACAGTTGACTATTCCAATGTTAGACCAGCAGGAGCTCGTCTTAAAACCTTTGGAGGTAGAGCATCAGGTCCTGAACCACTAAAAAGATTATTTGATTTTGTAGTAGAATCATTCATTGCTGCTAAAGGTCGTAAACTTACATCATTAGAAGTTCATGATATAGTTTGTATGGTTGGAGAGATTGTAGTAGTTGGAGGAGTTAGACGCTCTGCTTTAATTTCATTATCTAATCTAACTGATAAGAGAATGAGAGAAGCTAAGATGGGAGCTTGGTATAATGAGTATGCTTATAGAGGTTTAGCTAACAATTCAGTTGCATATACAGAGAAACCTGATATGGAAGTATTTATGGAAGAATGGTTATCTCTTGTTAAATCTAAATCTGGAGAAAGAGGTATATTCAATAGAGTAGCATCTCAAACTCAAGCTATTAAACAAGGAAGAGAACCTGATTTAAACTATGGTACTAACCCTTGTTCAGAAATCATCCTACGAGATAAACAGTTCTGTAACCTAACTGAAGTTGTAGTTAGAAGTAACGATACTAAAGAATCTCTTAAGAATAAAATAAGACTAGCAACAATACTTGGTACATTACAATCTAATCTTACTAAGTTCCAATTCCTATCAGCAGAATGGGTAAAAAACACTAAAGAAGAAAGATTACTTGGAGTATCACTAACAGGGATTATGGACGCTAAGATTACATCAAAACCAGACCCTAAATTTTTAGAGGAGTTAAGAGATGAAGCCAATAAGGTCAATAAAAAGTATGCAAAAATACTCGGCATTGAAGAAAGCAAGAGCATCACTTGCGTCAAGCCGTCAGGAACCGTGTCTCAGCTTGTTGATAGTGCTAGTGGCATTCATTCTCGTCATTCCCCTTATTATATTCGTACTATAAGAATGGATAAAAAGGACTCTATCTATCAGTTCTTAAAAGATAAAGGAGTTCAAGTAGAAGACGAAGCATTTAGACCTGACAGTACGGCAGTGTTTTCTTTCCCTATCAAATCTCCTACTAATGCTATTACTAGAGATGATAGAACTGCACTAGAAGAACTAGAGAATTGGTTAATCTATCAAAGACATTTCTGTAACCATAAACCTTCAGTTACTATCAATGTAAGGGAACATGAATGGATGGAAGTTGGAGCTTGGGTATACAAATACTTTGATGAGATAAGTGGTATTAGTTTCTTACCTCATTCTGACCACTCATATCAACAGGCACCATATCAAGAATGTACTAAAGAAGAGTATCAAAACTTATTAGTTGCTACACCTTCTAGTATAGATTGGAGTACATTTAAAGAAGAAGAAGATAACACAGAAGGTAGTCAGACACTAGCTTGTACAG